TACACAATTATATTACACCACAGGAGTGTCAAGAATTAATTAAAATGATTGACGCCAACCATTCACGCTCATCAGTAGTGGTAGGGGGTACAGACCGAACTGATGTTACTAATCATAGAACATCAAGCACATCCAATTTAGACATGAATACCCCTGTAATGTCTAAAATAAAAAAACAAATATCTGAAACATTGGGATTGGAGCTGGTTAAAGGAGAAGCACTTCAAGGACAACTATACGAACCTGGTCAATACTTTAAACCACATAATGATTTTTTTAGCGGCCCTGCCTATGACATGCACTGTAAAGCATCTGGCAATAGAACCCACACTTTAATGATATATCTTAATGAAGATTATAGGGGGGGTGGTACATACTTTCCAACACTACAAAAAACAATAAAACCTGAAACAGGCAAAGCTTTGTGGTGGCATAATTTAAAAGACGGAAAAGTTCAAGAACAATATTTACATGAAGGGGTTACTGTGGATGAGGGTAAAAAGTATGTTGTTACTTCTTGGTGGAGAGAAAAAAGTTGGGATGGAGCTGGAGATGAAAAAATGTATTACGATTCTAAAAAAGAAAATACAGTACAAAAAATAGAGGATGGTTCTATTGTAGAAGGTATGCAAAATAAATCTTATATAGTTAAAGCATCAGAGACTCAAAACTTAAAAAAAATAGTAGAAAAAAAAGAATTTACTAACGTAGATAATTTTCCTCGATTTACAGAAAACGGTTTTACTTTAATTAAGTGTCCTGAAGAAACCTGGAATTTAATTAATGAATCATACGAGTTACTTAAAGATAAAAAAGAAACAGAAGATTTTGATGGAAAAAAAGAATTTATCGTTGGTGGTAATTCTGAAATAATGTCATTTGACCATTTGCCAACCGTAAAAACTTTAATACATCAACAGTTATTAAAGTGTCATGAAGACTGGATAAAAGAATCTTTAACACCATCTTTTATTTATGGTATAAGGTCATACACTAAAGGTGCTACACTGACTCCACATGTTGATAGAATAGCAACACATCATGTGTCTTCGATAGTTATAGTAGATAAAAATTTAAAATGTGGTTGTCAAAATAAAAAATATTCTGACGACTGGCCTCTTGATATACAAGGACACGATGGCGAATGGTATAAAGTGTATGCGCAGCCAGGTGATATGATATTGTATGAATCAGCTGTGTGTGAGCATGGTAGAAAAGAAGCGTTGGGTGGAGAGTTTTTTAGAAATTTTTATGTTCATTATCAATTAAAAGATTGGGTATATAAGCCATGAGCAAATCAATAATAAATGATTATACTGTTGTTACTTGTGTAACCGGAAATTTTAATAAAGTACATAAAACAAATATTAAAAACGCTATAGTATACACTACATTAAGAGATGTTGAGTTTACTGAGCATGCTACACAAAACGGATGGCAGGTTCGCATTTTACCATTTACACACTCATACGATTTAAGAGAAGGCACAAGACAATCCAAGTATGTTAAATTTTTAAAGTATCATATTCCTGAAACAAAGTATGTGATTTATATAGACCATAAATATAAAATGCAAGACATTCATGCAATAAAATTAATAGAATTAATTGGAAACAATTCTTTTTTATCTTTTATAAATACTTCAAGTATATATCATGAATTTTTTAAATCTTTAAGTTTTCCTAGATATAAAAATGATATAGATGAAATGATAAAAACAATTACAGAAAATGAAAATAAAGGTTATGATGATTTAAAATTATTTTATGGAGGCATGATGGTTTACAACACAGCCCATCAAAGATTTAAAATTATAAAACAAAAAATGGAAGAGTATACTGAAAAATACTATCATGTTCAAGACCAGTTATTATTCCCTATAGCAATAAAAGATGAAACAAAGGTTTTGATTCATAATACTATTGATTTAAAACATGAGCATATTCAAGAACCTATACCTAATAAAACATATTGATTAATGATAAGATATATACCTATCGCTATAGTAAGTGAACAATATAAATGGATGGCTAATTTCTGGGCTTATTGTCAAAAAAAAGCCTATGGACAAAATGCTATACCCAATAGTTTAGTAGCTATTGTCAATCAAAACACATATAATAGTAATGTATATAATTCAGTAGATTGGGAGTTACTTGGATTACCTTATTACATGAGTCCTCCGATTTGGAATTACGTTAATAGTAAAAATGATTTATGTGTAGTTATTAATGTCGTTTCTGCTTTAAAACCCTTACTTAAAAATTTTGATGACAATGATACATTAGTTTTATGTGATATGGATATGGTTTTATTAAAGCCTTATAATGGTATTTTACCTGACGACAACACTATTATTTGTTATGATGGTTACGAGGATTGGCACATGTTTATAGCTAATAAAGAAAAACAAAACTATAATAAAATAGTACCGTATTTAACACATCCAGAACAGGGGTATATGAATGGTGGCTTTGTTCCTATTTTTATAAAAGTGAATCTTTTAAAAAAAATCATAGATGAATTAATAGCAACTGCTGAAAAAATTGTGGAATCTAATGAAGAGTCAACATGGAAATGGTGGAGCTGTATGACTGCCTTATCAATAGTTTGTCATAACAATAAAATTAAAATGATTGGTCAAAACAATACTTATATACCTAATTTTAATGACTTTAACCAAGACAAACATTACTTCGCACATTATAGCGTAGACCCTATGTTTAATAAAAGAACTTTTCCTAATCACGATATAACTAAATACCCTGATAATGGTTTTTACAATCTTGTTAAGGAGTGGATAGTAAATTAAATAGGTAATTATTAATTTCGTAAATTTGTAATCAAATAATAGTTATATGGCTTGTCTGTCAGTACGTTTTTCGTGTCCTATTGATACAGTGGGGAGCAATACCGCAATTTGTTCATGGATAGTTACTTGTTGTGACGGGAAAGAAATACAAATTGACGTACCTGTTAACACTTTTGCTACATATTGTTTGGATAATCCTTCAAAGGATACTATAATACCTAATGGAACTGGTGGAGAGTGGACTACTAAAGGGTTAGTATGTGACACTAACTGTGGCACGGCCGACCCTACTCCTATTGCAGGTTATGTTTATTATGAATATGAAAATTGTAATGCGGCAAGTCAGAAACAAATATTTAGAGCTCCGGCAGGATTTACTGCGTGGCCTAACACCATTGCATATCAATCAATATGCTGGAGTAATGGGATAAGCACAACTAGTGTTTCTTACTTAGATATTCCACAACCAAATTTCAATGATTGCGCAACTTGTTTAGCAGCTATAGCTCCAACACCACCACCGCCAACACCACCTATACCCCCTGGAACTACACAATATTGTTTGAGTTTTGTCAACTCTTTAAATGTTGTTCAGTATGAATCGTCTTTTGAAATAATTCTGGGGAGTAGTCAAACTATAACTTTTAATAGATATGAAATAAATGGAGCTGAAGGGGTTTATGAAGTCAATACTGGTGTGTATCAAATAACAGGAGTTACTTCAGAATGGCCAATAGCATTTTTAAATAATGGAATAGAAAATGAAATATCTTATACTGGAACTAATTTAGAAAGAAATGCAGTTGCTTTAGATGGAAACACATATTCGTTTTATTCAGGTACTATAACATTAAATGTCAATGATGATTTTGGAGCTATAAGTTATCAAACATGTTTTCCAGAATCTACTAATGGTTTGTATTTTGGAGGAGAAAACAATTTAAGATTTAGCACTGCCTGTAATTCTTCAGACCCTCCAACACCAACACCGCCAAGCCCTAGCCCAACACCGCCAAGCGTTGTTCCACCTATACCCTCACCGGTAGATACTGAGTGGACAGTTAGCTATAGTGAAAACTCTAAAGGATGGCCATCGTTTTATTCTTATATACCGGAGTATATGATAGGAATGAATAATTTCTTTTATACATTTAATGGTGGTAATTTATTTCAACACAACACCAACCCTTTAAGAAACAATTATTACGGACAACAATTTCATTCACAGATTACAAGTGTGTTTAATCAAAACCCTTTAGAGAATAAAATATTTAAAACTTTAAATTTAGAGTCAAACGATGCATGGCAGTCATACCTTGAAACTGACATACAAATAAACGGGTTTATGCAAGGTGGTTGGTTTGAAAAGAAAGAAGGAGCATGGTTTGCATATCTGAGACAAAGAGGTGAAGTCCCTGCTTTAAAAGGGCAATACGCTATGAGGTCTGCTAATGGTATAGGTCAGACATCAAGTGTAGCTATAACTCAAGGAACAACTACTCTTAGTTTTTCTACTAACCCATTAGTATCTATAGGAAACTTTATAAGCGTAGGTGATTATGTGTATCACGCAGTTCCTCAATATACTGATGTTGTTTTTGGAGGAATAGTAACTCAAATAAATATAGATTTACAAAATGGCATTAATCAATTAATAGTAAGTACAACTTCTGCTGACACTGTTCCTTTTCCACTGGACAATCCTTACATTATGTTTATCAAAAGCTCAGAGGCAGAGTCTCATGGATTACTAGGACATTATTGTATATTTACTATTACTAACTTTAATACACAGGCTACGGAACTCTTTGCAGTAGA